GTACAATTAATTCATCCGCTGGTACAAACTTCGATACCACTCTTCCAAGTGGTACGTCGTAGTAAACTTTTTTAAATGTAGATCCAGCTAATGGTAAATGAAATAACATAGAATCAAATTCAGATTCATATTCTTTCATCGTGTCCATGATCAAGTAATTCATGTAATCTTTAACACGACTTGCTTGCTGTTCAGTTTGTGGATTTTTAACTCCTATAACTTGTGTTCTAACTGGTCCATCACTTGGTAATAATTCTTTGTAAGCTTGAGCTTGAAACTGAGTTACCGCTTCAGCTAATACCGGGTGTGTTGCACCTGAAGCTCCTTGGAAAGGTTCAGTTCTATTTTCATATTTGAAACCTAGAAGATCTAGTCCAGTTGTATATGCACTCTCCCATTCTTTTCTAGAAGATTTGTAGTCCATATAATTTTGAACCATTTCATTTCCAATTGGATCTAAATTTTCTTCTGGTAAAATATCAGCTAAGTTATCAAAGTGTGATTCTGTTCCAGGTACATTTATTGATCCTGGTTCAAAGTCTAATGTAACTCCACCGTCTTCTTCTGGGATGACCTCTACAGGTCCTTTATCAATGTCTTCTTCCTGAACACTAACTTCTTCTGCCATCTCTTCTTCTGAAGGAATGTCAATTTTCGTACGAGTGTTAGGGAGTCCTTTTTCTATATCTGCCATTTATTACTCCTATACCTTCTTAACACGATTAAATAAATAAGACAAGCCCTGTGAATCAGGGTTCATGGATCTTGTCATTGCACCTTCTGGATCACCACCAGATAGCCCTGCTATACCACCGCCTGCTTTTTCATCTCTAAAATTTTCAGCAAATTGAGATGTTCTTAAATAATTTACAAAATCATTTAAACCTTGTTCTTCGTCGTATTTACCTGTTTGTTTATTCATTCCAAATTCAGGATCTTGTCTACCCATTAATTTAAATAATTTATTCATGCCATAAGGAGTATATCCCATACCAAAAAAATCTCCTGTTGCTTGTAATTGTTCTTTTGCATACTTTGGAGTTACAGGTAATTCTTTCATTCTTTTTTTTATTTGCACATCCTCTAAACCTGTTCCAGGTGCAAATAATATATTACCTGCTCTAAGTGCATCTGCTTTTTCAACAGCTTGATTGTAAGCATCCATTGTTAGTTGATCTTTAATATCTAAATTAACTGGACTTCCAGTTAACAATTTTTCATCTCTACTTACTTTTCCTAATTTTGAACGTGGGTCATCATATAATCCTTCAAGTTCTTGTCTTTTTTTTAAAATTCTATTATCTAAATCTTGCGTATCTCCAACATAACCAAAAGAACCATCTGATATTGCATCTGTTTGTTTTTTCTGTTCTTTCAAATTAAACATTTCTTGTCGTAGTTGATTTTTTCTATTTAAAGTATCTTGCATATCAAAAACATCTTGTACTCGTTTTTTCTGCATTTCTCCCAAAGGAGCAGTGTCTTCATTTATTAATTCAGGGTTTAATATTTCTTCTCTTCTACCTTCATCATAAGTTTTCATTAAACCTAATTTTTGAAATGGTATTGAAAGATAAGAATTTCTTACTCCCTGCATAGCGCTATCTCCTTCACTAGCCATCTTGTCAGCTATTAATGCTCCTTCAAAAAGTGCTTCAGGTATAACACCAAACCTCATTATGTTACTTGCACCTACGGCTCTTAGACCTTTTACAAGTTTATCGAAATTTTTAAGTTGTGCTGGAGTTGAGTTCTGCATTCCTGTTCTAACTTTTTCAAGTCCTTTAAAAGAACAAACGTCTGGTCCATCTTTGTATCCTATTCTTCCACCACTTGCTGCCGGCACTTTATCAGGGCAACCTATTTTAGATAAATAAGTTTTTAAATTAGCAAAATCTTTTTTATTAAAATCTTGTAATCCTTTTATATCTCTGCCATATAATTCTCTATTAGTAGAGCCTCGCAAAATAAATTCATTTATTTTTTTTAAACCACCTTCAGCAGTTGTTGGACCTTTTCCGTATAAAATACCTGTATTTGGATCTCTTACACTAACACCAAATCTATTTAGTTTAGCAATATCATCAGATTTAATTATTCCATCTCTTATTCGTTTTTCTATTCCTATAACTTTGGCGTTTTGAACTCTGTTTAAAATTTGTAAATCTTGTGTTGCACTTTTTAAAGAACCTCTGTGATGTCTTACAATACTATTTTTTGTAGTGCTTAAATCACTATTGTCTAAAAGATAGTTTACGATATGTCTTAACTGTACTTTTTGATCTATACCACCATCTTTTAAAATTTGTGTAATTGCTCTATTGGGTTGTTTTCCAGCTTTTTGAACTATGTCGTGATATTTTTTATTTTCTGCAAAATCAAGATGTGAATCATAATTTTCTCCACCTCCCAATAATAATCCATCAGAATTTTTACCTTTAATATAATCTTTAGATACAAACCATTTTTTACCTTGACCTGCAGGAGTATTATCTATGTATCCAACGACTCTTTTGGTTCCTTTAATTGTTTTATAGATTGGTTCGTAATCTTGATTTCCGGATCTCCATGCTCTGTCCATTTGAACTAACATCCAGCCTTCTGGTTTATTAAAACCAAATCCATATCTAGTTGGTTCAGGTTCTTGAACAAATGCTCTTATTCTATCATATACTTTTTCAGTAAATTGTTCTTTGTTTATACCAAATCTATATTTATCGAAATTCCATTGATCTTTTGATATAATATCAGAAAACCTAGTTTTAATTTCTGATACGACTTCATCTGGTAACTTTTCATAATTTCTGAGAAGAACTTTGTCTTTAAACATACCGGTTAAAGCTCTAGATATATCTCCGTCTATTCCTTTTCCTGTGCTAGTTACTCCAGCTAACTTTTTTATCTGAGGAATTGTTTTAAAAAAAATCGGTTTACCTTTATTTTCTCTTAGTGATTCTTGTAAAAAATCTCTTACCTGCTGTATCGCTGATCCTTCACTTTTAATTGCTTTCACGAAAGCTGGATCTTTAAATTTTTCTCCTTTACCTCCACCAGTCCATTTACCATCTCTAATATCTTTTTTTCTCCAACTAGGTTGAACATCATATTTATTTCCTGTTTTGGATTCGTAATTAGCTATTCTTTTTTCCATAGTCTTAGTGAGCTTCTTCTCTTTAGCATACCCAGGTCTAGATCCATCAGCACTTGGTTTGACTAACATACCACCATCCATCATTGGATTACGGTCCATGAAATCTTTGTAAGCTTCTCTGTCTAAAGATGATTGTGGTCTGTCTATCTTATCTGCAGTTGTGACTTCTCCTTCGTCGAAGAGATCCATTAACTCTATGATTCTATCTGTAAGGTCTCCCATTATTCACCTAACATTCCAGCGATACCGCCTGATGCATAATCAAACTCACCTGGATCAGGAACATAATCACCTTGTCTATCGGTAATGTATCGACTTCTTTCATCAAGATCACCTTCGTTTAATTTTTTAACTTTGTCTTTTCTTTTTTTATTTTGAATGAACTCTTTCATGGTAGGTCCTTTACCCGTTGCATATTCTTTTAGTTTTGAAACATCTGAGTCTAAAGATTTAATACTTGAACCGCCAACTTCTTCTGCATCAATAAAATAATCATCAGGGCCATCGGCTTTACCAACAAAACCCATTTCTGTAGCTTCAAATTCAGTTGATCCTTTAGGTGCTCCTTCATCGGGTATATTTTTTGTGTATGTAAGACTTACAGGTTCTTCTAACATATTTTCTGGGCTGTTATACTCTACCCTAATAGAATCAGTTTCAAGATCTTGATAAACTGTTACTTCATCAGTATCATTTAATTTTTTAACGTGAACGACCTCTCTATCTTTGGTTGCAAGTTTTTTAGTAACATCATCTCCTTCGATAATTACTTTGTTAACTAATTGATCAAACCATTCTGGTTTACCCGGTACATTATCTGTTTTAATAACTGGAACGTTTTTGACACCTTTTACGGTTTTTAATGGTTTAACAATTTTACCAATAATTGGTATTGATGCAAGTCCACCAAGTAATTTTAAAAACGTTCTTCGATTCATACCAGGTCCGTCTTTGTAACCAATACGACCACCTGTTGCATTTAATTCTCTTGGTTTCTTACCACCTGTCTCCATATCTTTTAATATATTTTCTAATTGTAAGACTCCTTCGTCAGTTAGTTTAGGTGTATCATCAAATTTACCAGCTGCACCTTTTGCCATATCAGATATTGTTTCAGCCATCTCTTCAGCCATTTTTCTATCTACACCTTTTTTCATCATGTCTTCAATAATGTTGTTTTTGTATTTCAAAGTATCATCATCTAATTTTTTTATATTTTTGGCAGCACCCAACATTTCTTCGATAGTTTTTTGTCTATCCATCATCATTTGTTTTTGCACATTCTTAATTAAATCTGGTGCAGCAATACCTTTTTCAATATCAAACTTTCTATAAATGTTTGGATCTTCCAACACTTTATTAAATTGTTTTGGATTTACTATTCTTAAAATATCAGATGGGTTTTTAACTCTATCACTTTTCTTACCAAAATAATTTAACATCTGTCTTAATGTTGCAAGACCTTTTACAGGTTTACTACCCATAAAGAACCCTGCACGTCCACCTGTTGCATTTTTCTTACGACCTTTAGGATCAAAGTTAGAAAGCTCTATTGTTTGTTCTAGTTTTTTATATCCTTCAGGATCTGTTTCTTTCATGAATCTTGTAAACTCGTCTGCAATTTCTGGGTCAGACATATTAATACCTTTACCTTCTTTCATAGACTGTAAAGTTTTCTCCGGCTTTGTTGCTCTTTTTAAATCTCTCATTTTAGCCATGTTTGACATAATAGGTTCAAGAACAGCTCCATAAACTTCTGATCTAGTTGCATCATCTAAATCTTCATATAACATACCACTAAAAATTCTTGGATTGTTTTCTACTAAAGATTCTGCTGCCATTTCTGCATCCATTTTATAATCACCAGTTGGAAATATATCATCTACAGCTTGTTGAACTTTCTTTTTATTTTTTAAAAGTTGTACAAGTTTAACAAATTTTCCTGCCATTAAACCAATACGTCCGCCGTTTGCTTTTTCTTCAGGGTCATCCATCTTATCTTTAAATCTTTGTACTGAGTCTTTGTTTTGTTTTTCTAATCTTTCTTTAATGATACGTTCATCATCTTCTCTCAATAAGTCATCTGCCATTTTTTCGTCTACTGGAGTGTTTTCAATTTCATCAAGTCTTTCATCTGTAAAACCATATTTCGTCTTCATTTCATTTCTTACTCTTTCACGATCCGAAGTTCCTGGAACTGCTTTACCACCCATAATATCTGAGCCTCTTGGTATTTGTTTTCCTTCCATGTCAAATACTTTTCCTGGTTCTATAGTTCTAATTCCGCTTCTAATATTATCTGCTAAATTCTTTTTTTCTAATGCCTCAATTTGATTTAATAGTCTAACAACATCTGCTTCTGAAAAGATAAACTCATCAAATCTTTCCATGGGTAGACCAGCATTTACAAGTCTTTGTGCTATGTTGCTTGCTTCTGATTCTGCATAAATCTGAGGTTGGATTTGAGTAATACCTTCAGACGTCTTTGATTTTTTAGCAGCTATCTTTCTTCCAAGTGCTTGTATAATTTTTATTGCCGACATTAATAATAATTCCTTTTAGTTTTTTCTACGTTTTCATCAACGTAGTCTTCAGGGTGTTGTAATAATCCTCCCTGTCTGAATCGCATGATCGCTTGAGTCGTAGAGTCGACTAGATCGTCATGATCTCCGTAAGGAAACGCAGCACACTCTTCAATGACTTCGTCTGCGAATTTCTGCTCAGGAGCCCATATCATACCAGATTCAAACAAAGGTGCAACAGCATTTACACGAGAATGTTTATCGTTTCCTTTTGATGGTGTGAAGTTTACAACAGGTATATCCATCTGTCTAAGCTCGTATGTAAGTGGTAAACCAGATGCTTTTGCTTCAATTATAACTGATTCAGGTTGCCAATATTTATATTGTTCAAGGGCCAATCTCCGTAGTTCAGGGAACTCGTACCTACCTTTTATAGAATCAAGGAGCATAA